TCCAGACATTTTATGCAACCAATTGTAAACTGCTGTAGAACAGAAGAATACAGTTGAACCTGCATTATTATATCTAGGATCTAACATTGCTGATAAATCATCCAAGAAAGAATCTTGTGTTTTAGTTCCTATATCTAAACTAAATGCGTTACCATAAGTTGAGATAAAGCTAACAGCACCTTCTGTTGTGTTCACGCCACCAGTAGTAGCTTGAGAACCAAACAACAATGCATTTTCAATATCCCATTTATGTTCAATTAGTTTTTCTTTCCATATTCGAGCCCATTCATTACCTTCATACTTTAATACAGTAGCTCTATCAGTATTATTCATAACTGCAGCAGTTTTGAATATCTGAGTTTGTCCATGTGAAGTACTATAAGGTTGATCTGCCCATGTTTCTGGATAACCAGTTCCAACACCATGTGCTGTACCAACTACGTAACATTTGAATGGTTCAAGATCTGTTTGTGCTTTTGCAGTTACAGCAGCACCAGTAACATCATCCCCATCAGGCATTCTAAATACAGCTGAAGTACCTTTAACACAAGTAGCATTCACTATAGCGTGATTAGCTGCTGAATCAGTATCAACTGAATTTACTTTCCATAAAGTATAATCGCTTAATGTAGATGCAGTAAATGCAGCTCCAGTAGGTGCGATTGGTACTTTAATGATTTGACCAGGCATGAAGAATTTAGGCTGCGTGCCTGTAACCCCATCATAATAGTCACATGTTTTCCCAACTATATTCTGAAGATTACCTTCAAAGTTATAGTCAGTAAAGAATTTAAACGAATACACACTTGAACCAGCTGTTGCAGCTGCACTTGTATCAGCATTATCTGGATTAGTTGCAGGCGCTGTAATGCCGCTTTCATCATATAAAGCCATGTATGCATATCGTTTTGTGTAAGACGATCTCTTTTCAGTAAATTTGAAAGTCGGATCATCTGTAGGTTTCTTAGAAACCTGACTCAAAAACCTAAAGAAAGGGTCTTGAGCTAATGCCAATTCTGAAACATAACTACCAAAATTATACTTTCTGCGTAAAGCGCCAGTATTAAGTGTAGTCTGCGTTCCAGTTAAGGCACTATGGTCTTGATCTGAATATAGGGCGTTACCTATAATATCATTTCTATCCGCCATTTTATCTCCTTAACGATTTTAAAATTAAGCTCGGATAGATAAAAATTTTAAATATATCTACCCAAACAAGTTATCTACGCTATTGTCATTGCCTAGTATCGAATTAAAAACATCTCTTTCTTCAGATACTGTTTCGCCCTGACTGTTAGCTCCACTAGCGGATGTAGGCATATTACGAACATTCTTCATTTGGTTCATCATTTCTTTCTTTGTACTAGAAGCAACATTCTTAGCAACGTTACCTTGATTTAAAATGACATTTATATCATCCAAGGTCATAACATGCTGTTTAGCGTCAGCCTTAAAGGCTTCAAACTCTTCGTTATTCATATTATGTTTTTCTTTGAACTCAACTTCTTGTTGCTCTTTTTGTTTTGCAACATAAATTTGTTGAGCTCTTTGCTGCTCTGTTTGTACCATCTCTCCAACTCGTGTCTGAACTAAAGAATCTACATGAGCATTCATTAGTTTAGCACTATCAGAGTCAGGATCTGTCATTGCTTCTTGTTGATCGAAAACAAAATCTTCACCAAGTTTTAAATTATCTTGAATTGATTTTGCAGGCTTTCCACCATCAACCAAATAGTTTCGAACATGATCTACAAGTCCACTATCTTTTTTCATAGCATCAAGAACAGGTACAAATTGTTCAACTTCTTTGTATCTGTCTCTCCACTTCACGGCCTCTCTACTACTATCAGTATATCGTTTTTCCCAGTCTGTGCCGCGATTTGACTGTTCTTCCACATTGTTGGAGCCTTCTTCATTATTAGCGTGGGTTACCTGTTTAGGGGCCACTTCTTGATTCGGGGTTGCCTCAGTGTCTATTATTCCACCATTTACTTGGCTTTCAAGGTCATTAAAAAACTCTTTGGAGCCTGAACTAGTAGTTTCTGCTTCTTCAAAAGAATTTGCGTCCATACCTATTTCAGGGTTACCTTTTTGTTCTTCCATGATTTCTCCTTTATTCTAGTTTATAGTTTATTCATTTTTGGACCTATTATCCAAATCTTTTTTTGCTTCCTCTAAAATTAATTCTGCTTGCTGTTGATTAGAAGCTATATTTTCTCGAACCTGTCTTTGATTAGCTTCAGCATTATTTGCCATAACATTTCTTAAGAGTTTTTGCTTTCCTTCTGTCTCAACATACTGTTTACCCATATTAGCTTTAATCTCTTCTTTCTTCTTATTAATTTCAACATCAGCTTGCATTACTTTACCTTTAATACCTGCTTGAACAAGCTGTCTTTCAAGAGTCTCAATTGTTCCTTCTTTATCTTTCATAACCTCTTGAAGCTGTTGTAACTGACCTTGTAATTGAGAATATAAAGATTTTCGTTTAACAATATTATCTTTATTCTTAATATCAGTTTCTGCTAATACAGCAATATCATCAACAATTCCTAATTTCATCAATTCTTTTAATTCTTCTAAATAAGCCCACCTATTAACTGGTAATGTAGAACCAGAAACAATTCTAATATCAAATTTATGTGCAGAAATATCCATAGATTTACCTATAGCTTCTCCCATATCATTATATACAGGAATATTAATTTCTTCCTGCCTACTTTCCTGAATAGCGCTTGGCTGCACAATTCTAAACCTTTTATTAGCGGTATATGTAGATTGAGAATACTGTAAGATTAATTCTCCTAATCTTTTTAATGCTGGCTCTATTGACCCATTCATCCATTGTTTAATTCTTCTAGTACCATATTCATCTAAAGCTAACATTCCTCTATAAGTTTCGCTAGCTCCTCCAGCATCTCCCATCATAGAACTATATATACCAGCTAAGTATTCAACGTCTTGTTTGCCTTGTTGTACTATACTAAAAAACGCACTTGACAGTGGTGCTGGCTGAACTGCTGTAGGAGGGGTTACTCCTGGCCTTATAGGAAGTAATGCTCCAGGCGAACTTGAATATTTTTCCCAAGTTTCAGCATCGATAGAACCTTCTTCATACATCCATCTTAAACTACTTCCTAAAGAAGCGTTATGGACCATTATTTGATGAGATTTGTTAATTTCTTGTTGCTTACCTATAAGAGGAGCAACAGCACTCATAGGAAATGGAGTTCCTGTCCATTTATAATGAAAAGGAACAACAGGATATTCTGTTACAGAATCTGGGAGTAAATTTTCATATATTACTTTATCTCCTACAACACAAGTTTGTTTAATTCTAGTCACATAAAACTGAATAGAATCTACAATAGTTTCTTGAGCTTTAGGAGATTTCATAAACTGTTTATACTCTTGTTCAGTTAATACAATATTTTCAATCTTAGAAGCCTCTGATTGTAATTGACTCATACATTCCTGTTGAAAAGTTTGTAATTGTTGCCCCATCATTTGTTGAGCTTTTTCTAATTCTAACTTATATCTTTCAGGTAACATCTCTCCCTTTTGTACAGCTTCCTGCATTTTACTATCTTGTTCTAACAGTTGAACCTCTAATTCTTTCTGCATTTCCATTACTTGAACTTTACATTGTTCTTGAATTTGTTTTAAAACTTTCTCATCAGGAGGAACTCTATAAAATACACTAACATTAGATACTTTAACTTTTTCATAAACTTCAAAAAATTCACACAAAGGATCAAATTCACCCTTTCCTGTAATACCTTGGCCACTTTGAGAATTATCATCATTATAAGCAAAAAACTTATGAGCATGATCACCTAAATCTCTCTGTGTAAAAGAATAATCTGAAGCTTCATCACTATTAGCATTATTAATTTTTCTTTTTTGGTCTGGAAACAATTTAATTAAATGATTTTTAGGAAGAACTTTTCTAATCATTATAAATGAAGCATCTGAAAAAAGCATATCTCTAGATTTAGGATCAACATAAATATCAAATGGTTCAGGTTGTTGAATAACAACTTCACCCATACCATTATCTGCGTCCTTATCAACAGAAATAAGCATATATCCTATACTTTTGGTAATACTATCATTTATAGTGTTATTATAAAGAGAAGATCCATTTGAATTTTGCCAAATATAATCAGACAAATCAGACATTACAGCAGCAACATCAGTATCGCTACCATCAACCCCAACAGCTTGCCATCTTGGATTATTGTCGGTAGCATAAAAGTTTAACATCTCTACTACAGGCAATATTCTGTTTATAGTAAATGTAGGCATACCTTGTTCTTCAAGGTTCTGTTTTTCCTCAGCTGTTAATTGTTCATCATGAGCAAATTCAAACCCTTTTTGATTCACTTTTTCCCATTGTTTTCTAGTCCAATTATTAGCTAAATGAAATAACTGTCTAACTTCATCTGCCTTTTTAGTTTTTGCCATTACTACTCCTTAATCTCAAAATGTGGAAAATCATCAAATTTATTATCATGTACATACCAATCTTGATCCCAATCTCCACCCCATCTTAATGTTATCCCCATAGATTTAGCTATACCTAAAACGAATCCAGCAAATAAATGAAAGCGTTCCCTATCATCCCAATCAATAGGATAAGGAACAACATCAGCAGCTTTAGATGGACTAGCGTTGTGTCGTCCATTTGGCCAATAAACTTTTGTTTTCCCTTCTTCATAGAGGTTATTTTGTCTCTCTTCACTTCTATGCCCTTCTATAACACTACAATCAACATATTTAATTACTTCATTAAAAACTTTCTGCAATCTTTCATCACAGCTACTTAAACTTTTTTTACTTCTTGCACCAAAACGTGGCATAATGTTCTCCTATGCTGTTACCCAGCTTTTTGCTTGGGGTTTTTTCTTATACCAACCACCTTTGTTTTCTTGTAATCCTTGTGGCGGATAAGCATACTTACAAGCATAAGCTAAAGCATCTATTGTGTCATCATGAGCCATTCTTGGCCCAAATGTTGAAATTTCTCTATGTAAATCATATTGAGTTTTCTTTATATGTATTTGCCCTACAGAAAATCTTTGAGCAAGTATCTCTTGTATCCTATCTCTTTTAGACATACGATTACCTGGTTTCTCTTCTTTGAAAGGAACACTAAATTCATTTCTCCTTCTCATCTCAGCACGAATAGCTTGAAACACTGGTCTACTCATAGTCGTATCTTCAATAGTAAATAAAGTAGGTTTATAAAAATTAGCATAATCAAATATATAATCTACTATCCCCTTTTTATCCATACCAGGTATTCCAAGAACTGGTAGAGATCTATTTCTTATATAATCTAAAACATAAATATTGTTATCTGATGTTACTGCAAGAGCCAATATAACGCTAAAATCGGAATCCCTGCGAGCAGAATCTGTAGCAGGGTCGACACCCACATATATGGAACATGGTTTCGGATCATCTCCATCGGGTATAACAAATGTAAGCCCAGTTTCTTCATCTTTTGTAAATTGACCATCCCAAAACTTAATATGGTCTCTAGTAAACATCGCATCTTCTTCACTTTGTACCTCCATCATATATTCTTGATAAAATTTCTGTGGTGTTCCACTATCTTGGTAGAACTTCTTTTTTCTTTCCATTTCTTTATGACCAAACCACGAAGGCCATAAAGGCGTACCGTCCTCTTGTAGAGCTTTATATGTTATAACATCCCAACTAAAATCTTCTTTTGCTTTTTTAGATTGCTGGTACCCTACTAAAATCTTTTGTATAAACGAATCATAGTGCACTGGTGTTCCATTAATTCTTAATCTTCCTGTTTTTGGTTCGAGTGCAGGAAAGACAACAGCAGTAACGAGGTTGGATATTTTAGCCCTGCTTTCTGGCGTAACCGTATTATTCTCATCTTCAAAATCATCGAGAACAATAAGATCATAACGCTTATGAAGCTTAGCACCACCCCTAATACCAGATAGATTGGACTTAGAAATAAGTTTGCAATTGTTTTTGAGTTCAATGTCATCTTCTGTCCACTTCCTTCCTTTCAAATCACCAAAATAATATTTTAACTTTTCATTAAATTCCAAATGATATTTTATATAATCTAAATTAGGTACTGATATTTTACTTGAAGCAGCAACCCACCCATAAAATAAAGGTTCTTGAGAAAAAACAAAGTCATGCAATATGTTACATTTAGTTAAAACTGTTTTGCCATGTCCTCTAGGTAATATAACAGCTAATTGTCTTTTGTTTAAATCAGCTAAAGCATCAGCTACTTCATAATGAAAAAAGGGAGATTCACTTCTCATAAAATCTTCATGCAAAAATAATTTACCAAATGCTATAAGATCTTTGTAAGCTAATTGAAGCTCTTCTTCTGCTTGACTTACATTCCTTGTATTTATATTAGCCAATTACTCTCCTGTAAATGTGCTACTAGCTACTAATGTTTGTGCTTCTGATTTAGTTAACACACTAAATGATGGATAACTTGCGCTATCTCCTAGTGCCGCTAACTCTGATAAAGTTCCTTCTTTCATAGACCATTCACCTTTAATGATAACATAAGACTTATCATGTGAATATCTAGGAGGACCTACTTTACCTGTCATTATAATATCATACCATGTAGGTGCTGATTTATAAGTTACCTCTCCAGTATCATCATCTGATGATTCTACTATAGGATATAATCCTTTAATTTTGTCACCTACAGCACTATTAAATGCACTGCTAGGTATACAAAAATACATTTCATAATGTGCCATTATTTGTGACTCCTTTTACCTGCGTTATAATTTCTTAATACTTCACGTGATGTTAATGTTTTTGAATAGAACTTTA